AAGGTCGGTATGAGTATAACTCTCAGGCTAATTACGCCACACCGATAACCACTCAGGAAAACACCCTTTCGGCTCTCTCTCCTTACAGGGCTGATGGTAACGGGATATTTTCCGCACTCGAAAAACACAAGACTATCGCAGCTGGCGAAGATTCGGAATATGATGATAATAATTTCCTGATAACATACCTGTCAGGATCTTCACAGATCGAACGGGAGGAAAACTACACGACAGTTGAGAATACCGGGAATGATGCGAACAATTATAACCTGTTTTATCATCCGGCCCGTAACCTGATGCGCTGGGGCTCGTTTATCCGGGCTGCTCTGGAAAAATATTCTACAAAAATACTTTCATTCCTTTCGTCGGATTACAACTCTGAAGCCTATACACGCAAGACAGGCGAAACAGATACGATCTATGAAGGTCAGGACATTAACATATCTGATCTTGATGAACCGTTTTTTGAAAACATCTACTACTCGTTTGATTTTGTTGTCACACCTGAAGTAATGGCAGGGATGAAACAAGTCACTGACCATATCCCTAATCAGTATATGCTTGTCCGGTTCCGGGCCAATACCGACGAAACATATAAATACGGTTGGATAATGAAATTCAACAGCCGTAAACCTGATGTAAAGGGATTAGGCAGCATGAAACTTCTTAAAGCTAATCTTACCTATGTTACTCCGGTTATCCCACCACAGATTGAAACCATTAAATATGGACGACATTATAATTATTTTGCTGTTGTCGATGCACGTAATATTTGTGCTTCCGGGTGGCATATCGGAACAAATACAGAATGGAATACGCTTCTTACTTATCTCGGAGCGTCAGCAGGGGGTAAGCTAAAAGAAGCAGAAGTGATATATTGGAATAATCCTAATGCAGGAGCGACAAATGAAGTATGGTTTAATGGCAGGGGTTCTGGATATAGGGGAGTAAGTGATGGATTAGCTTTTTATAGTGACATAAGAAATATGTTATTAACATGGTCGGCAGATGAAGTTGATACAGATGTTGCATATGCTGTCAGCCTGGGGAACTATTTGGATGATACCGCTATTTTGACCACAGATTATAAATATGTCGGTTATTCAGTACGGCCTATTAAAAATTTAACCACGCTCACTCACGGCCAAACCGGAACCATGACAGGCAACGATGGCAAAGTTTACCGGACAATTGCAATAGGTAGTCCTGCTCAAGAATGGCTTGCAGATAATTTGGCAGAAACAAAATACCGTGACGGGTCAGACATTCCAGAGGTGACAGATAATGCAGCATGGGCTGCTTTGACAACCGGCGCAATGTGTGCTTATGATAACGACGAAAATAACGTGTAATGGCAATATTCACTATATCACCGGTTAATTCGATTCAGTTTGTAAGGCGCAATACAAACGCTGAAAACTTTCTGAATACGCTTTATCACGAGCTTTCTGATCCGCTTGCCAAGTCGCCATATCATCAAAAGTTAGTCAACGGCGAAGCGATTACAATTCAGATCAAAACAGATTACGACAGCATAACAGCTACTCTCTATAATATTAATACAGGTGCTTCGACTTCATTAACTCCGGCTGAAGAATCGACTTATACAGATTTTTCATTTTGGGAAATACCTGTTACGATCTCAACAAACGGGCAGTATAAAATCTATATCACAGCAACTCTGTCAGGGGGCAATGCTGTCAGTTACGAATCGCAGCTTATCGAAGTTGCTACGGCATGGGAAGGAGTTAAGATCGAATACTATAACGACAATAATACTATCTACGTCGATTACTCAACCGGAATTCAGCACCTTGTTAATGTATTTGGAGTTGTTAAATTTTCGGACATAGGGGGTAAGGATGAACTTTATAACAACAGGGGGACGGAAGAAAGGATATACAGCGAGAATGAAGCTATCGAATCCCTGACAATAGAAAATATACCCTTCTATCTGGCAAGACAAATCATATTCGGTTCGAGGCTGGATCATTTTGTTGTTAATGACGTCGAATATATTGTAAAGGAACATACTATTTCGGAGCATAACGGAAACCATACAGTTGATTTGATTCTGAAAATGACAGAGAAATATGTCGAAGGTATTAACGCTGATTATGGTTATACAGGATTATCAGGGACAGCTACGGCCGACAGTACGGTTATTACGGTAGATGATACGGTGCATGATGGGTCAGAAGCATGAAAAAGGTATCGGGCATATATAAAATTCAATCTATAATAAAACCTGAAAAGTTTTACATAGGGAGCGCTGTAGACATACAACAAAGATGGAGACAACATAGATCAGATTTAAACTTAAATATTCATAAAAATAAAAAACTTCAAAATCACTTCAATAAATATGGTGAATCTGATTTGTTGTTTATAATGCTTCTCGGATGTAATAAAGAAGAATTGATTAAGCATGAACAATATTTTATTGATGCTTTGAATCCATGGTTTAATATCTGCCAGATAGCGGGCAGTTCTTTAGGCATAAAAAGATCAGAAGAATACTTAAAAAAAGTTTCTGCTTCTCGCAAAGGAAGAAAGGGATGGAATAAAGGCATTCCAATGACTGAAGAAACAAAGAAAAAATTATCAAAATCAAAAATAGGTAGTAAAGGATTTTGGACTGGCAAAAAATTATCAGAAGAACATAGGGTTAAACTAAGTCAATCTCACAAAGGACACAAACCATGGAATAAAGGAATCCCCGCTTCAGAAGAAATGGTGCAAAGGCTGAGAACTATTAATATCGGAAGGAAAATCAGTGAAGCCCATAAGAATAAAATCAGGGAAGCAAATCTAAAAAGGATATACAAACCATTATCTGAAGAAGCTAAAAGAAAAGTATCTGAATCAAAAAAGGGACAAAAGCCATGGAATACAGGTAAAAAATTAAGTAAAGAGCATATAGCAAAATTAATAATAAGCCATAAAGGCCAAAAGGCATGGAATAAGGGAATACATGTATTACCGGCTGAGGCAGAAAGATTGAGAACAATAAATATAGGGAGAATACCATGGAATAAAGGATTAAAAAAATCCAAAATTGCATGAAACTTAAAGAGTTACAAAATAAGATCATGTCAATTGACATGCAGACATTGAAAGAACAGGCTGTTAAAGATCATGCTGATGAGATTGTAAAGCTCAATCAGGCTCAGCTTCATTTAGGCCGGACAAAGGACGGGAAGTATATTTCTCCTTCTTACTCTAAGGCATATCTGAAGCGGAAAAGAAAAATGTCATCTTATGTAGCTCCTGACGGAATTCCTGATCTTTTCCTGCACGGGGATTTTTACAGGGAAATGGAAACGATCATTGAGGATAATCAATATGATGTGATAAGCTGGGATGAAAAATCGAAATGGTTGTTACCGAGGTATGATGACATTTTCGGGCTGACTAAGGAGAATATTGAAAAGATTAAACCTCAGATTACTAACAGATTAATTGAACTGATTAAAAATAAACTTAATTAAAATGAAAACAGGTGTTTTAATGATTACCCACAAGGAGCTGATTGATGTATCAGAAAGTGATTACACCAATGAAAACGGTTTCTTTTTTCACGTTACCGGGGCCGGAGCAGTAAAGTATTGCCTTTTAAATGATGCCGATGCTGCAGCTGTGACAATAACATTTTCAGCTCAGGAAACTTTTGTTTTGCCGGAATTATGCCGTAAGATATTTTCAAGCGGAACAACAGCAACAGGTATTTATATCGGAACAGGGCCGTCGATTTGAAAAAGCTGATTTTGATATTACTTATTGTGCTGGCTTATTCGTGTGATCCAAAGCCGGTTATTACTGAGCCAACGGGCGACAGTACGACAATAACAGTTGATTCATCTTTAACAGTGCGAAAGTAAACTACCCACCCACGCAAAGCGATGGGATGGGCTTTAAACCTAAGAACGAATGCACTTGACAGTACAACATACTCGGCTTTTCAGGACAGTTTACAGATGTCCCCAACAACGCTATATTCTTAGCTGCATTTTCGTCAGCATCGAATACAGAATTGCAGTTGTTACAAGTAAACTTTTTACCTTGTCTATTGCCTATATGCAGACAATTATGGCAAGTTTTACTCGTATAAGCAGGTGGCACATCTACCAATTTAACACCATTAAGCAAACACTTGTAGGTAAGAAAACTTCTAAGTTGGCTGAAGTTCCATTTACCTACTCTTGTTCTAAATTTCTTGCCCTTCTTGTTGGCAGAAAATCTAATACCTTTCAAATCCTCAATAGCAATTCCTTTACCTTCGGATTTTGCAAGTTGAACAATTTGTTTGCTAATTGTGTGATTGATAATTGTACTCATAGTTCGTTCTTTGCCAGACAATCGTTTCAGGACTTTTTTAGAGCCTTTCGTACCTTTGCTTTGAAGCGAACTCCTTACTTTTTGTCTTTTTTCTCTATAATCATTAAGTTTTTTGGAACTAAATTTTTCACCATTACTAAGTGCTGCAATTTCAAGCAACCCCATATCAACACCGATAAATTCCTCTACATCTTCAACATCTTCTTCATGTACATCGACGGTTTGAAACAAGTAAAACTTTCCTTTCTTGTAAACCAAATCAGCCTCCCCTTTGATGTAAGGGATGTAATCGGGATTATGGCAAACAAAGCTAATCTTTTGTCTACCGCCTATACACCACAAAGAAACCACGTTGTTAGGCTTGTAAGTCATTATCCTACTGTCGTAGGCAATACTGCCAAGTGGTCTGAAAGTACGCTTTGTTTTCTTATCCAATTTATAAGAATCAGCAACTTTGGCTATTTGCCTTATAAGCATTTGAGAAGAAAGGTTAAACGTAGCCTTATACGAATGGTATGTTCTGTGGTGAAGCTTAAAATTATTGAAAATCTTTTCTTGCCAAGCCACATCAGAGATGGCATTGCAAACAGTATTAGCCTCTTTCATTGTATCGAGAAGCAAGTTAACCTGTTCATCAGTAGGCAAAAGTTTTATTTGCAATGTCAATTGCATACGACAAAGATAGTAAATTATTTAATAGATTTTCTTATATTTGAAAACAATTTAATTATGGAGCGGCAATTCCTCCCAACCACCCTTCGGGATAGTTGGGTTTCCTTGCCGAATTTTTTATGAAAAAATATCTGATAATACTATTAATCCTGATTGCAGGGTGTGCAAAACAACCGGTATATAAGGCAAGCCGTGCGCCG